CAGATTATACATCACGGTGATGTGTTTGACGGTGATTTCAGGCAGTTCAAAGGCTATGATTTGCTGATTGGCGGAAGTCCGTGTACATACTGGTCTATTGCAAAAAAAAGCCGTGAGATTACTTCAAACGGTGAGGGATTCCGTCTGTTTATGGAGTATGTCAGGGCTTTGCATGAAAGTGAATGCAAATATTTTCTTTACGAGAATAACTATTCCATTCATCGGAATATCAAGGATGAAATTTCAAATCATTTGGGTGTTGAGCCAATTATGATAAATTCCGCACTTGTTTCAGGACAGAACCGAAAACGTTGTTACTGGACGAATATTCCGAACGTCACACAGCCCGAAGATAAGGAAATTATGCTTGCCGATATTCTTGACGATGCGGTTTCGTGGCAGGACAAGTCCTACTGCATGACTTCTTCCTATAACGGTGCTGTGCTTTACAATACGCTTGAACGAAAACAGCGGACAATGGTTGCCGTTCCTGTCGGTGTGGCACAGCGTGGACGGTATATCGGTGAAAATACTATCGAACAGCATATAGAAATCAGAAATGATAATAAGTCCAATTGCATTACAACGGTTCAGAAAGATACGCTTGTATGCTCACCTGTCCGTATCGGTCAGTATGGTAGGGGCGGTCAAGGACAGCGGATATATTCCGTCCGTGGCAAATCGGTAACACTATCAGCAAATGGCGGAGGACAAGGTGCAAAAACGGGGCTATATAAAATTGATTTGCCTGACGGTGATTATATCATAAGAAAGTTAACACCAATAGAAGCGGAACGATTACAAACATTACCCGATAATTACACGGAGGGAGTAAGTGATACACAAAGATATAAGTGTATCGGTAATGGTTGGACAGTTGATGTGATTTCACATATACTTAAATATTTAGAAAGTGAGGTAGTAAAATGACACTTGATGAAGCAATTAAACACTGCAAAGAAGTCGCAAACGGAATAACGGCTCAGGGTGAATGTAAAGAATGTGCCGAAGAGCATAAACAACTTGCACAATGGCTGGGCGAGTTAAAGCAACTAAAAGAAAGAGAAGAACATTGCGAAATGACAAGATGTGAAGAAAATAGAAAGGTTGTTAATAACTTAGCAGCAATGTCAAAACTTAATCCAGCTGAGACTTATAAGGAAGCGATGCCATTTCATCTTGGTACAATCTCCGTAATACTTGCGGATATATCCAAAAGCCTTGCAATATTAGTGGATAAGGAAGAAAGTGAGGCAGTAAGATGACAAAAGATTTAGAAAAGAGAATAGCCGAGGGCATAACAAAGGACGATGAAAATTTGCAGCACTGGCTCACACTGCAAGAAAGAATAATCAAAAGCAAAAGATACTTAGACGAGTACAGGCGGTTAGGATATAGATTAAAAGACAAAAAGTGATGTTATGAACCAAAATGAATATAGAAAATTGCTAAAAAAGGCACATTTATGTCGAGAGTGTAGAAAACAAGATGCTTTCACACTTGCGGGACATACCCTTTGTGCAGAATGCCGTGCAAGGAATACTGAATTAAGAGCAAAGACAAGAAAAAACAACCCGCAGCACGAAAGAGATATTGCTAAAAAAAGATACTACGAAAGAAAAAAGCAAGGTATTTGTGCAAATTGTGGGAAACGCAAGCCTGAAAAAGATAGAAGCTTGTGTAAGGTATGTATTACAAAAGCGAATAAAAAAAGAGCTCTTGAAGCATACGCAAAAAGATGTGAAGCAGAGTACAAAAAACTTTGTGCTATATGTAAATCAAGCCCAAGGATAAAAGGGAAAAGAGTTTGTGAAAATTGTTATAAAAAGCTTATGCTAAATTTGGAGAAAGCAAATGAAGTTAATAAAATCAAAAGAGAGAGTAAGGGAGTTTGCGGAAGTATTCACTCCGCCGCATATAGTTGACGATATGTGCAACTTACTTCCGAAAGAATATTTTGAGCCTTGTATAACATTCCTTGAACCTTGTGCAGGAGAAGGGGCTATCGTGCTTAAAGTTCTTGAACGAAAATTTGAAAACTGTAAGTGCCGAAAGGATTTTACAGTTGCATTGCAAAGCTTTTATGCAATGGAAATACAAGCAGACAATGTAGCAATATTAATTGATAATATCATCAAATTGTGTAAGGTTTATTTTAAGCCAAACGCAAAAGACCTTGATATAATCAATAATCATTGCATACAGTGCGACAGTCTAAAGGTTATGAAGCTGTTAGAGGAATGGAAAAATGATTGAGTTGTTGGCTTGTTGCGAACCTATGGAAAAACAAGATGATATATTAATAGGGCATATCATAATAGCCGATGAAGCGGCGGACTTGATATTGTATTCCGAAAAAAGACCGTATGTAAATTTTGGCGACTTTTACAAGAGTATGTTTAGACAGATAGACAAGTATGTGTCTGATAACCAAAATTTAAAATTTACTGTAAACAAAGAGTATGTGGCGGTGACAGGGAGGTTATAATGTGAAAGAAAATCCTGCTGACAAAATTAAAGATACTATGTGGTATTTTTTAACTACAGGCGGACAAAAGGCAAATATAGAAGCACTAAAGGGCTATGTGTATGACTTAATACAAATGACTACCCAAAAAGATGCGGGGCAGCGTGGTAATGCTCAACATATAAATTGGGACGAACTGGATATGACTATGTTTTCGATTGTGTGTGAAGCAACGGCATTAGTGCTAAGTGGAGAGTTAGACAAGAAAGGGGGTGAGTAAGAAATGGAATTGTCTACAAAAGAATTGTTTGACAACTATGCTGAAATAGGAGATTTCGTCAAGATAAACACAGTGTATACAACTATGGCTGAACCAGATCAGATAGTCGACCTATACGAAAGAGAAAGTGCTTATATCGTAGAAACAAATATGACGGTATTCAACTTGCCTAAAAATTTATTATGGCAGATGTCGGAAGAAGAAGAGAAAACCTTTATAGCCAACGATTTAGAAATGTCGATAATTTTTCAGTAAGCGTTTTTGTGCATATTGCCAAAAATTATATTTTTATTGAAAAAACGAGAGCAATGTTGTAAAATGAAATAGTAAGTTTGGAGGTGTTAAATATGAATAAAGAACAAGAGAAAAGATATTACAATAATTTTATCAAGCGGTTTGTATTTGCACCTAACGACACTTTAAATGTAAAAAGAATTAAAAAGCAGCAGCTCTTTAAGTTCAATTATATCCGTGATGTTCTAATGGAAGAAGAAGCGGAAAGCGGCGGTTCATTTATGGATTTTCCGAAAGATAAGGTTGTTGAAATCATCAACACACTTGAAGATAAAATGACCGATGTGCGAATGAATTATATATATCTGCTAAGAGATTATAGCATTTTTTGTACAGGCAAGGAAAATCAATTCGGACAAATCCGCAGCTCCGATATATCAAACATTAAAAAATTAAGGTATGCTACAAAAGACGATGTGCTTGCTTTGGTATTCAAGGAAGCCAATCCGAGAGCACAAGCCCTTATACTCGGTTGCTACGAAGGCTTGAATGTTGATACTGAAGAATTTTGCAGCTTGAATATATCAGCAATTAACGACAATGACAATACAATCACTTTAAAACGAGGTAATATCCCTATATCAAGTGTTCTAAAGGTTGTTTTGCGAAAGTCCTCTAATGTTGATGATATAAAGCCGTATAGAACAAAAGGTACAAATGTAAGATATGATACTTCGCTCGGCTATGTCTTTGCTCCAAAGATAAACCGTGACGGTAGCTTGTCTTATTTCAAAAACAAAACATTGACAGCTTTTATGTCTAAACACGGTGTTGTAGCGAGTACGCTCGAAAGATGTGGTTTTCTTGCGGGTGTGTTTGACATATCAAAGGAAATGGGTATTGATATAATGAGTGTTACTACCGAAAACTTATCTGTTATTGATACTGTCTTACAAACCGATAAAGGAAGGGAGCTGTGTTTGAAGTACGGTATTCCCGAAAATTATCAGAGATACAGAATTTATCATAGGATAATAGAACTTTTTCAGTAAATAGTAGTATGGGATAATTGTCTATATTATCCCATATCTATTATAATAAATAGTAGTAAAACGAAGCAACAAAAGAAAGGAGAAAACATTTTGATTTACAAAAAGTTAGCTAAAATCAGACTTGACTTCGGAAAAGAGAAAATTAAAAAATCGGGGCTTAATAAATTCTCGGGCTTTAAGTATTACGAATTAGGCGATATTATACCGCTTATTCTTGCTTTAGAGGAAAAATACGGTGTAGCCTCCAATATTACCTTTACCGAAACAACGGCAAAAATGGTAATTGTAGATACCGATAACTATTCACCCGATGACCCTACAACATTTGTTGAGTATGAAATCCCTTTAAAGATACCCACGGTGAAGGGAGCAAACGAAGCACAAAACCTCGGTTCTGTTATTACCTATGACCGCAGATATTTGTATATGCTCGCCTATAACATAGTAGAAAATGACAGTTTTGATTACTCAATGGGTGCCGATGCAAAAGAAGCTGATGAAATCAAATCCATTGTAAGCAAAATAGTGGCTCATTGTAAGGTTATAGCGGAAAAGCAAGACAAAGCCGAAGCTGTAAGAATATTACAAGAGTGCGGTGTTATAGACGGCAATCCGCATAACATAAAAGACAAAACCCTTGCCGAAACAGCATTAAAAGCAGTAGAGAAAGCCGCAAAGGGTAAATAAATAATGGAGGTACTTTGATGAATAATGTTCAACTATCAGGAAGAATAACCTTGATGCAAGCTAAGTCTATTACAACAAAAAGCGGGGAGCAAATCCCCGCAGTAAGCTTTGGATTGGCAGTGACTAACCCTAAAAACAGAGAGGAAACATTTTTTATTTCCTGTTTTGCATCGGGAAAAACAAGCGATGTGATTACTAAATATTTTCAGAAGGGTGATGGTATTTATATATCAGACGGCTATATAAAGGTTAGCTCTTACACCGATAAAAACGGTCAAAACAGAAATAGTTGGTCTGTAATTGTAAGTAGCATTGAATTTCCGTTGTCTAAGAAATCAAGCACACAAACACAAACACAACCGCAAACACAACAAGAATTTACTAAAACTCCCGTAGCAGAAGAAGAGGAAGATTTTCCGTTTTAAAGGATAAGGGGTGATGTAAATGCTTTGGAGCTATTCAAGGCTAACAAGCTTTTATACTTGTCCGTATATGTGGTATCAGAACTATGTAACAAAAGAAATTCCACAAGAAGATAATTTTTATGCACAATACGGTACTTTTATCCACTCTATATTGGAAAGTTTTTATAAGGGAGATTTGGCTATTTTTGAGCTTGTGGACTACTACATTGAAAATTTCAAGAATGTTGTAACTAAAGGAACATCTGAAAAAATATTTAATAGTTACTACGAAAGCGGCATTGAGTATTTTTCATCTTTCAAGCCGATAAAACAACATATCCTCGGGGTAGAAAAAGAAATTAAATTCAAAGTCGGAGAGTATGATTTTATCGGCTATATAGACTTGTTAACGCAAGATGATAATTACAATATTACAGTAACAGACCACAAAACGGCAAAAATAGACTTTCTGAAAAACGGAAGTTTAAATAAAAAATCAGCTACTCTAATTGACGGTTATAAAAAGCAACTGTATTTGTACTCAAAAGCAATTATAGATGAATACGGTCGCTTTCCTAAATTCTTGCAGTGGAATTTTATAAGAAACGATGTTTTATATAATGTTCCGTTCGTAGAAAAAGAGTATCACGAAACGCTTGATTGGTGCATTAATACCATAAAAGAAATTGAAAACGAACAATTATTCTTGCCGAATATAGATAGTAGATTTTGCAACTTTATATGTTCGTATAGAAATGATTGTGAATACATCTAAGGCGGTATGCTATTATGTTTGATAATGATTTAGTAATGCAAGCAAAAGAATCACTCGGGCTAAAAAATGCGGAGTGGATATCGGAATTGTTAGGTTTACAAAAGTATGATGTCAGAAACAGAAAAGCATTATGTCCGTACCATAACGAAAAAACACCTTCGTTTGTCTATAATGAGAAAACATATCAGTTCCATTGTTTTGGCTGTGGAAAGACTGTCGATATAATAGATGTGCTAATCGAAAAAGGAGATACCTATTTATCGGCAGTCGAAAAGCTCTTTGAAAAGGCGGGTATGTCTGTAGCAATCGGAGAAAAAGGAATAAAAACTAAGCATAGTTACAAATATCCACAAGAAGAAAAGTCGGAAGATAAACAAAAGGTTTACGACTACTACAAGTTAAGAAAGATTTCAAAAGAAACGCTCGACTACTGCGGTGTAAGTCAGGATAGTAAAGGAAACATAGCCTTTAACTACTACGATGTTAACGATGTTTGCACTCTTGTAAAATACAGACCCGCAAGAAAAATCGAAAAAGGCGAAAATAAGTGTTGGTGTCAAAAAGGAGCTGATACGGCTTCAATCCTATTTAATATGAATAAGATAAACACGACACAACCATTACTTATAACGGAGGGTGAAAGTGACTGCCTTGCCGCTATAGAGTGTGGTTACAAAAACACTGTGTCTGTGCCGTTCGGGGCGGGTAATTATAAATGGATAGAGGAAAATTTAGAATGGCTTGACTCTTTTCAAAGTATAATTATTTGCTCCGACAACGATGCTTCGGGAGAAAAAATGCTGAAAGAGTGTACTTCTCGTTTAGGAAATTACCGTATAAGAATAGTTGACCTACCGAAAGAAACACCAAACGGCAAAAAACTAAAGGATTTAAATGAGTGCCTTGTTATATATGGAAAAGAAGAAACATACAAGCGAATTATATCGGCAAAAGAAACACCTGTCACATCAGTAATTGATTTTGCAGAGATAGAAAGTATTGATTATTCCACTCTTGACGGCATTACAACGGGCTTTAATAGATTGGATAAAATGTTGTTTTCGTTACAGTACGGCACATTCAATGTTTTGACAGGTGTAAATGGCAGCGGTAAATCATCGTTCTTATGTCAGGTAATGTGTGAAGCTATTGAAAAAGGTAATCCTTGCTGGCTGTATTCGGGAGAAATGCCAAATTCAATGATGAAAAATTGGCTTGAAAGTATTTTAGCAGGTCCGCGCCACATCAAAGAAAAGCACAACTATTTCGGCGCTAAATTTTATGAAACTGATCCGGCAGCGCGAAGTCCTATAAACAAAAAATACAAGGATCTAATTAAATTCTACCGTGACGGTGTGGATTCGAGGTTGCAAACAATTTATTCGTCTATGACGGACTCTGTTAGAAAACTCGGCTGTAAGTTGTTTATACTGGATAATTTAACAACAATCAATTTAGATTGTAACGATACTGAAAAGTGGAGCAAGCAGCTTGAATTAGTTCAGTTCTTAATCTCTTTTGCAAAAACATACAATGTTGTCGTGATATTGGTTATACACCCTCATAAAATAGAGAAAATGCGTAGATTGTCTAAGTTCGATATTCAAGGTTATTCCGCTTTAATCGACTTGGCACACAGAGTATTTTCGCTTTACAGGGTTCAACCACAAGATTTAACAAGCAAATATCCTTTAAAACATAATGTAATGTTTGATATTTTAAAGGACAGGTTAACGGGCAAAGAAGGGGCTTCGTTTGGCTTTTATTACGACAATGCATCAAGGAGATTTTACCAAACGAATACAGAGTATAACAGGCAATACTCTTGGGATAAAGCGGTTTATACAGATATTTTGAAACACCCTTATTCGGACGGCTTTTATCTTGATTACCAACAAAATGATGACGATGACGAAGAGAACGAAACAGGCTTATGAAAAATGATATTTACAAGCTATTGCGTGAAGATTGTCACAATTTATTAGATGAACTTGCAAAAGATAGAAAACAGAAAAATGCAACTTATTCTTGGCTTGCAAAGCGGCTCAAAATTCCTCCGCAGATATGCCATTTCGGCAAAATGAACTTACCACAGTTATATTCTGCAAGGCGGTTACTGAAACAAAAAATAAAGAGTAGAAAAAAGAGGGGGTTGTTATGACAGATTTTCTTTTAGGGTTGTTTTCGGGTATTATATTTAGTTGTTCGGTCATTGCTATGTGGCTTGAAAGTAGAAAATGAAAAGGAGCTAATTTATGAAAGTTGAAGATTTTATATCGAATTACAAACAAAAGGGTGTAAGTGCTATTGATGAAATTTACGATGAAAGCAAGTATACGCCGATAACACAAAAATATGCGAGAATAGGTGCTTGTTTAAGGGCATTGGCAGAACAAAATACATTTGCTTTGGCAAACCCTTTAAGAGATATGATAATAATAGAGGCTGCTACAAGTCTTGAATTTGACGACTTACTCGGCACTTATGATTTACTTACAAAGTCGGGCGGTCTTGTATGGAGCATAATCCAGTATTTGAAAAAGGTTGACTCGATAGAATACGGAGAATACAAGCGGCTTTTTGCAGAACAGTTTAAGTATTTTGAGAAAAATTATGATAGCATTGAAAATAAAATTTTAAGAATAAGAGAAGCAGTAAAAGAGTTTTCGGAGGACGATGATGTTAAAAAAGTTATTAGCAGCCTTAACAATCGCAATACTGACAACAACTAATGCACTTGCAGGAACACCTTCGGGCAGAGTTGTTGTTAGAGGAGTAAACAGTTATTCAAACTGTACTGCCGCTGATTTAAGAAAAATAACAGCGGGTACAAAGTTACAGGGATATGAACAAACCATTTTAGATGTAGAGAAAAGATACCAAATCAATGCGTTCTTTATCTGTGCTGTAGCAAATCAAGAGACCCAAATGGGATTGACGGGTGTCGGCGCAGACAGAAACAATCTCTTCGGAATGAGGGGCAGTGACGGCTTTTTCCACTATTCCAATGCAGGCGAAAGCGTTGAGTCATTCGGCAGATGTATATATAATCTATATTGGGCGAATGGCAGAAAAACATTGCCAAAAATAGCAGAATGGTATTGCGACCCTTCTTGGGCTTACTATGTAGAAAACTCAATTAACTATTTGTACTACAAAATGGTGTCTTAATAGTAGCAAAACGAGGTAATAAAATGAAAGAGAACATAAACCACCCTTCGCATTACAATCAAGAGGGCAGAAAAGAGTGTATTGTCGAAATGAAAGAAAAGTTCGGTAATGCCGCTGTTAAAGATTTTTGTATGCTCAATGCTTACAAATACCTTTACAGAGCCGACAATAAGAATGGTGTAGATGATTTAAAAAAAGCCGTTTGGTATATCGAATATATTATTGAAAATTTCCCATTAGACAAAGATACACTTGCTCAATCAATAAGTATGCTATCACAGATAAAAAGAGGGATAGCCGATGATAGTCAATAACAAAGTATTGTTCGACTCTACCTTTACAACATATACACAAAAATTTTCGATAGTTAATAAAAAAAGAGAGTATTACTACATATTAGCTATGAGAAAGATTGATTGTTGCTATATGTCAGATGATAACGGTGCTTTGTGGCTCGGTATAGATAAAAGAAAGATACAAGAAATATCTCATAAATCAGTTTTTTATATAGAGGATTTAGAGTTGTGGATTAAGCCTAAGTATTTTGGCGGTATTCACCTTTATAAAAATGCAATCTGTATAGAAGTGGAAGAAATAGAAAAGCCCGAGGACATTAGAGAATGAAATTAGTATATATATCGCATCCGTTTGGCGGAAAAGAAGAAAATTTAATAGAAATTCAAGCGATTATCGAAAACATTTTGCTCAATAGAGATGATGTTACACCGATTTCGCCTGTACATTCCTTCGGCTTTTTGTATGATTTTTTGTCCTATACAAAAGGATTAGGGTTGTGTTTGGACTTGTTATGTAAGTGTGATGAGATGTGGGTCTATGGGGACTATCTTACTTCAAAAGGGTGTAGGACAGAGATTGCTTTTTGCGAGTCTTGCAACATCCCCTATCGAATTATGAACGAAAAAGGTGAGTAAAAAATGATACATCTACATACACATTCAATGTATTCTTTGAGGGACTCTATTATCCGCCCCGAAGAGCTTGTACAAAAAATTAAAGACTTAGGAATGTCAGCAGTAGCGGTAACAGACCACGGTAACACATTGGGTGCTGTCAAGTTCTATAAATTGTGCAAAGAACAAAACATCAAGTTTATTTACGGCTGTGAAATGTATATTGCCGATAACTGCAACAGAGAAGAAAAAGGCAAAAACTATCATCTGATACTGCTTGCAAAAAATGAACAAGGCAGAATTAATCTTAATAAGTTGATAAGCTACAGCAATATGCCCGAACACTTTTACCGTAAACCGAGAATTGATTTTGAGGTGTTAAAAGAGCATAAAGACGGCTTGATTGTTTTATCGGCTTGTCTTGCGGGTGAGCTTGCAACATATATCGTCAATTCGGAAACATCAAAAGCAACCGAAACCGCCGCTAAATATAAAAGTGTGTTTGGCGAAGATTATTATATTGAGTTACAGGCACACGGCGATGAAACACAAATTAGCGTAAACAAAGAATTGTTAGTTATAGCTAACCATTTAAATATTTCCGCAGTTATCACTACAGATGCACACCACTTAAATGAAGAGGATAGAGATTATCAGCTCCGATATGCTTTTAATGGCGGTTATTCGGATTATGAGGAAAGTTATCTTGATTGCTATGTCCAATCGGAAGAAGAGGTAAGGCAAAAGATAAATTATCTTGATAAACAAACGGTAGACAACCTTATAAAAAACACCGAGGTTATAGCTGCTAAATGCAATGTTGATATTCCTTTGTCCGACCCTATAATGCCAATAGTGCAAGTTCCTAAGCAGTACAATAACCACAAAGAATACTTGAACGAAATATGTAAAAGAGGGTTTAAAGAAAAGCTGAATATAGATATATCTGCTAAAGAACACACTAAAACAGAACAACAATACATTGATAGGTATAAATATGAACTTAATGCATTAGAAAAAATGGGGTTTATAGATTATATTTTGTTGGTTTATTCTTACGCTAACTATGCGGAAGAAAGAGGGGTTGCAAGAGGTAGCGGAGGCGGCTCTTTAATCAACTATGTTACAAACATAACCGATATAGACCCTTTAAAATACAATCTGTTGTTTGAGCGTTTCATTGATGTTGGAGCATTGGACAAGTTAGAAAAAGGCGAGATTACAGCAAAGGAATTAAAGATACCTGATATTGACCTTGACTTTAGTTCCAACAAACTTGAAAGCGTATTGTTGTACCTCCGAGATACATACGGAGAAGATAAAGTCGCTTCTATCGGCAAGTACGGCTATAACCTTACAAAAGCCACTATCAGAGATATGTGTCGCTCTCTTGAATACGGAGTAACTAATGCGGATATAATTGCCAAAGCTTTTGAAAATTACGAATTAGACGATATAGACAAAATGATAAACGGCGAGCTTCCTGTAATAGATGATGCAAAAAAAGCTATTTCAGAAGTAAAAAACGATAAGAAGCTGTTCCGCTATGTCAGAAGATTGAACAACTTGCCTAAGTCGTTTGGGTTACACGCTTGCGGAAAGATTATAGCAACAAGAGAACTCGATTATTATTTACCGTCAAATTATGATGACAACGGAGTGCGTTTCCTAATGGGCGATATGCACGACATTGAGGATTTAGGGCTTATAAAAATAGATTTGCTCGGCTTAAGAACAATAACGGCTCTGTTTGATGCACTCTCTCTTATTGGCGAAGATAAATCATATATAGCCTCCAATCAGCCTTTAACAGATAAGAATATATATGAAGCTTTCGCTAAAGGTGATACAGCGGGAATATTTCAGTTTTCATCAAAAGGAATGCGACAAGTTTTAAAAAAGATGAATGTATCGTCTATAGAGGACTTGATTGCTGCAAACGCTTTGTATCGTCCGTCAGCATTGGAACATATAGACAATTACTGTGATAGAAAGTCAGGTAAAGAGAAAACAACCTACTTACACCCCGATTTAAAGCCTATATTGAAAGAAACATACGGCATAATGGTGTATCAAGAACAATTAATTAATATAGGTAAAATGGCGGGCTTGCATAATCCCGACTTGTTGAGAAAAGCCACAGGAAAGAAAGATATTAAACTAATCAAACAAGTAGAACCCGAATTACACCAAAACCTACTAAATAAAGGTTGGACAGAAGAGCAATTCAATCAGTTATGGGAAGATACAATAAAGTTTGCAAGCTATAGTTTTAATAAGTCACACGCAGCCGCTTATTCAATATTAGCCTATATGACAATGAAGATAAAAGTATATCACCCATTGGAATTTTACGCTTCGCTTTTTAATTCATACATAGGCAGAAGTGAGTTTGTAAAGGAAGATGCCGCAGAGTACGCTATTGATATGTGCAGACATTCTGTTAGATTTAATCAATTCGACTACAGAAAAGACCATAGAAAATGTAATGTACAGGACGGCAAAATCAATTACGGAATACCTTTAATAAAAAATCTTGATTGTCAAACAGCCGAAACATTATATCAAATCTCCCAATCAAAAGATTACGATGATTTCACGGCTTTGTTATCGGATATGATTGATAGCAAGATAGCACCGTCAAAAATAAAAATATTGATTAAACTAAACTTTTTCAATCAATTCGGAAACACAAAACACTTAACAGATTTCTTTGAGATTTATTCGATGCTCAAATATGGAAAAGCCAAACGGATCACCAAAAACAAAATTGAAGAATTTCCGCACTTTAACATCATTGTTCAAAATAGCACTGAAACACCGTCAGCATACACAATTGTTGATATGAACAGTATACTTCAAGAATACTTTAAAACACTGTCAGAAGAAGAGGAATACCCTATAACCGAGCTTGCCAAAACACAAGCGGAATATTTCGGCTTTGTATTCTTAGGAACAAATCGAGAAGAAGACGATAGAAAATTGTTGGTGTCAAAAGTAGTGCCGCTAAAAGGACAGTATAATCCTGTACCTTGGGCTTATGCAATCTATTACTGCGCTGTTAAAAAGGGCTTGTTTGCGCAAATGACAGTAAGAGCTAATGCGTTTATGTTAGACCCTATAAAAGAGGGAGATATTGTAAAGGTTTTGTCACATAGAAAGGATAGAAACGGATATTGGAACTTAGAAAACTATAGCATTTTAACGAAATGAGGTAACAATTATGGATTTTCACATTTTGAAAAAGAATGGTAATGCCGAAAAATATAACGAGGACAAAATAAAAACGGCTTGTCTTAAATCTGCCGATAGGGCAATGATAGAGTTGAGCGACAACGACCTTTGTATTATTTGCAACGAAGTAAAAACAAAAATACTCAACAAATATGCTATTGGAAGTTATATTCCTGTAAACGATATGCACTCATTTGTTGAGAATACGCTTGTAGAGTTATATCCGCCCGTTGGTAATGCTTACAGACAATATCGTAATTACAAAATAGACTTTGTAAATATATTAGATGAAGTTTATAAAAAGTCGCAAGCTTTGAATTATATAGGCGATGTATCAAATGCAAACACAGATTCTACAATGGTTAGCACTCAAAGGTCTTTAATCTATGGGCATTTAAGCAAAGAACTTTATAAAAAATTCTTTCTTAACAGTAGTGAATTGCAAGCTATTGAGGACGGCTACATTTATATTCACGATATGAAAGATAGATTGCAGAGTATAAATTGCTGTTTGTGGGATATAAAGTCGGTGCTTAAAGGCGGCTTTGAAATGGGAAATGTTTGGTACAACGAACCAAAAACTCTTGATGTTGCCTTCGATGTAATAAGCGACATAACGATAAGTGCAGCATCTAATCAATACGGCGGCTTTACATTGCCTGAAATTGACTCTGTATTAGCTCCCTATGCGGAACTATCCTATAAAAAATATGTAGAAGAGTTCTTAAAAATAAGTAAAAGCGGAGACCTTGACGAAGCGGACGAGTACGCAAGCAAAAAAGTTAGACGAGATTTTGAGCAAGGTTTTCAGTCTTGGGAGTATCGTTTTAATACAGTTGGTTCGTCAAGAGGTGATTATCCGTTTGTATCAATTTCGTTCGGTATAGATACAAGCCGTTGGGGGTTAATGGCTTCTGAAATAGCTTTAAGAGTAAGAGCAGGCGGACAAGGCAAGAAAGGATTTAAGAAACCTGTATTATTCCCTAAGTTAACATTCCTTTACGATGAAAGATTGCACGGCAAAAACGCTCCTTATGAGTGGCTTTACGACATTGCTATAGATTGTTCTTCAAAAGCAGCTTACCCCGATTATTTAAGTTTATCGGGCGAGGGTTATATACCGTCAATATACAAAAAATATGGCAAAGTAATTAGTCTTATGGGTTGTGTTGATGGACAAGAGTTAGTCACATATAAGTTTAATAACAGGCTATATGTTCAAAGCTTCAAGAGAATGTGGGATATGCTGTCTGATTATTATGAACCTAAAGAACAAATAAAAGGTGTTAGTGAGCATCTCTATCTTGATACATCAGACGGAAAACTTGAAATATATGACACTATGAGTGGCTTTGTAAAAGTCAAAAAGGTTATCAGAAATACAAGTGATAATTGGTGTAAGGTAAAATTGGAACACGGCAGGCAGCTGTTATGTACTACAGACCACCCTTTCCACACCAATAGAGGAAGAATATTTGCAAAAGACCTTAGTAATGATGATGTCATAAACATCAATAGTAGCCAATACAGCGAAGAAAACATAAATTTCCAAAATGAAAAGGCTTGGTTGCTCGGACTAATTTTGTGTGACGGCAACTATACAAATAATGTAAAGGTATCAATCGCTATGGACTCCGAGAACGATATTGAAGAAGCCTATAAGTCTCGTATGAAAAAGTGTTTTAATACAGATGTCAAAACTGTTTTAAGAATGAGAGGTGTTAAAGGCAAATACAAAGACTTAATTGCCACTAACAACAATATTGAACTCACAAGTTATTTATCCTACAAATTCTACGGAAAAAATAAGATAAATCGCCGAATACCTAATGAAGTTTTTGTGTGGGATTATGAAGCAAAATTGTCATTTCTTGCGGGTATGATAGATGCAGACGGCTATATCAATCGTAATGGTTCAATGGTTCAAATTGGATCAATCAACAAAGAATTATCTTTACAACAAATGGCACTCGCTCAATCATTAGGAATGTTTTGTAAAGTGTATGAAAACCACTATAACAAGAGTAATGAAAATAAGATTAGATATAGAGTTGAATTTATCCCCACAAAGGACTTGTTAAAGTTTATTGTATCACAAAAGAAAAAGGACAATTGTGTAAAAGATATAAAACAAAGTATATACTCTACCTCTAAAGTGATGTTTGTAACAAAAGTAAACAATAAAGATTTTTCTTATGATGTTGAAACCGAGTCAGACCATTTTGAAGTAAGCGGTATTTACTCTCATAATTGTAGGGCATCTTTATCACCTTGGTATGAAAAAGGCGGAATGACACCTTTAAACGATGATGACAAACCCGTTTTTATCGGTCGCTGCAACCTCGGGGCTATATCATTAAATCTACCTATGATTTATAAAAAGGCGGAAGAAGAAGGCAAGGATTTTTACGAAGTCCTTGATTATTACCTTGAATTGATTAGAGGACTGCACAAAAAGACTTTTAATTTCTTATCAGAGAAAAAGGCAGGCACTAATCCACTTGCTTTTACACAAGGCGGCTTGTTAAACGGATATTTTAACCCTGATGAAAAAATAGGCAAGGACTTTCTTAGACCTATGACAATGAGCTTTGGCATAACCGCACTTAATGAATTGCAAAGAGTATATAACGGAAAATCAATAGCCGAGGACGGGGCTTTTTGTTTAGAGGTAATGGAGCATATCAATAAAAAAGTAGCCGAGTATAAGGAAAAAGATAATATCCTTTACGCTATCTATGGCACACCTGCCGAAAGCCTCTGTTTTTTACAGGTTAAACAATTCAGAAACAAATACGGTGTAATAAAAAATGTTTCCGACCGTGATTATTTTTCAAATTCATTCCATTGTCACGTAGCTGAAAACATTTCGGGAGCTGTAAAGCAAGACCTTGAAAGAAGATTTTGGAACTTGTTTAACGGTGGAAAAATACAATATTGCCGTTACCCTATAAACTACAATAAGGAAGCTATCAAGTCGTTGGTTACAAGGGCTATGAAATACGGCTTTTACGAAGGTGTAAATATGGAAATGTGCTACTGTGATAAGTGCGGCTATCAGCAATTAGAGATGAAAGTTTGTCCTAAGTGCGGCAGTGAAGATATAACGGAAATCAACCGTGTTTGCGGCTATTTAGGATATTCTAAGATAAAGGGTAAAACAAGGTTCAACGAAGGAAAAATGGCAGAAGTGAAAGACAGGGTGAGTATGTGATGAGCAAATATGTTAAAGATAACGACATTTCTACAACGAGAATAAACTACATAGATGAGGATTTTTACCGTGCAAACAAAGACAAGCTCGTTTATATAGCCAAAACAATCAATAATGCTTTAAAAGATTATCCTCATTTTGACGGCATAGAGTATGACGATGTGGGCGGAAGCACAATACAGGTTATGTATTACAACACAGAAACATACGAAGGCTATCCAACGGGATATGGGGTACTAAAAAAGGATTTATCAAATTCCGATGAAGTCATTAATGAAATAATAAATGACTTCAAAAAGGGCGACAATGAAGAAAATATAAAGTTCCAAAACAAGTATTTTAAGGACGGTGACGAGAATGAATGGCGATAGACCTAAACTATCATCAGAAGAAAAAGACCGATTGTTGAAAGCTCTTATAAGATATAGAGGCGTTTCGACAATTATTGTGGCAAATAGTTTAGGTGTTTCAGACGATACAATAACATATTTAAGAAATGAATATCCTTACGGCACAAGATTAAAATTCCCCAAAAAGAATAATCTTAATGACCCCACGCAGCGTAATATGGTAAGAACTATGTTACGCACTATGTCACCGTTGCAAATTCGTTGTATGTGTGGCGATTCTCTTGACGAGATATGTAAACTGCAAGGAACAAAATACGAAAGAGAAAGGTTGTCGCCCTATGAAAACTTTATACTTTGATTGTGCCGCTACAACAAGACCCGCACTTGAAGTGTTGGAAGAATATACTAATTTTGCATTTAATAACTACTACAATCCCTCGGCTTATTATTCAAATGTTTTTAAAGAAATGACCGAGGCAACAAAAAGCGGGCTGTGTAAACTCTTTAATTGCGAACCCACCGAAATTATATATACAAGCGGAGCAACAGAAAGCAATAATATTATAACTAAAAGCTTTGTTAACAAACCTCATTTTTATACAAGCACAGAACATCACTCTGCTGTCGGAAAAGTCAAAGGTATATTATATAAATTGCCCGTAGACGACAAAGGAATTGTTCGACTCGATGTTCTTTTGTCGAGGCTCTCGACATTAAATAGTCGAAACTACTTAGTGTCTGTAAACTATGTGAACAATGAAACAGGTGCTATTCAACCTTTAAAAACAATTGCCGAAATAGTTCATAAACACGGTGGTTTACTTCATAGCGATATGACACAAGCAATAGGACATATCCCGATGAAAGATTTGCAAGTAGATGTTGACTTTGCATCGTTTAGCGGACATAAATTTCACGCTCCTAAAGGTATTGGCGGACTGTATGTAAAGAAAAAGCATAGAGATATGATTAAGCCGCTTTTTGTAGGCGGTGAGCAACAAGGCGGAATGAGAGCAGGCACAGAAAACACATCGGGAATTATAGCTATAAACAAAGCCGTATCAATGCTTGACGATAGCCAAATAGAGAAAATGAGAGAGATTAAGACGGCTATATTAAACGGCTTAGACTTTGACTTTAAAGTAAACGGTGATATTGAAAAGAGTTCTTGTAATATATTAAATATTCAAGTTGTCGGTTTAAACGGCAGAAACATACAGACAGCACTTGCTTTAAAGGGAGTTTATATAGGTGTCGGAAGTGCTTGCAATAACCACTCTAACAAGCCGTCTGATGTGTTGTCGGCTATGGGGTTGTCTGATGAAGAAGCAACAAGTTCAATTCGGCTTTCTTGGGATAGATATACAGAAATGAGTGATGTTGAAATTCTTGTATCAGAGTTAAACAATGTTGTCAAATTTTTGAGGAGGTGTAATTCTTGTGAATAATACCACTTTATTCATTTTGTTAATTATATTTGTCGCTGTTTTTGTAATAAGCGTAATTTGCGATGATGGAGGTTTTCGATAATGTTAAAAATAAAAATCAAATATTCAAACGACTATGTAAATAATGGATTAGAGGAAATACAAAAAATATCTGTGGGAGATTGGATTGATTTAAGAGCTGCAAGAACAGTAAAAATCCGTCAAGGTGAGTATTATGAAATCCCTCTCGGAATTGCCGTTCAGCTACCTAAAAATTATGAAGCCCACATTGTACCTCGTTCATCAGCGTTCAAGCACTGGGGAATAATTCAAACAAACAGTATGGGTATAATAGATAATTCATACTGTGGTGACAATGATTATTGGTGTATGCCTGTATACGCAACGAGAAATGCAACAATCAAGCAAGGCGAGCGGGTTTGCCAGTTTAGGATTTTCAAAAATATGCCAAAGATAGGTTTGGTAAAAGTGGAAGTGCTAAACAATGACAGCCGGGGCGGACTCGGTTCGACAGGTAAGAAATGATGAAATACATAAAAATAACTTATGACGATATGCTTAATGGTGACGGCATTAGAGCAGTAATATGGGTATCGGGCTGTACTCACAAATGCGAAGGCTGTCACAACCCCGAAACTTGGGATTTTAACGAAGGCTTAGATTTTACAGACGAAGAACGATTACAAATATTTAATTATCTTCAAAATGACTATGTGGCAGGAATAACATTTAGCGGTGGAGACCCTTTAAACAAAAATAATGCTCCCGATGTCATATCTCTATGCAAGTTCTTAAAAACAGCTTTACCGGATAAAAATATATGGGTATACACGGGCTACACATACGAAGATTTAAAGAAAGATGATTTATACAATGGTTTATGGGATTATATAGATGTTCTTGTTGACGGAGAATTTCAAATAGATAAAGCCGAGCCGAATTTGGAGTTTAGAGGCTCTTCCAATCAAAAAATTATTAGGTTTAAAAGGTGAGTGTGAATATAATGCCCGAATTTATAATTATAACAAAGAGCAAAAATATTATACTTGTAAAGCACGATAGCGGAGAATTTGTTTTATATCGAACAAAACAGACCTTTACAATGCTTTCAAAAGAAGTAAAAATAAAAGCTGTCTATAAAGCCCCACAAGGTTTTACAGAAAAACACAGCGGCAAAAGCCCTAAAGAGTTCATAAAAGCATTAAAAGAAACTGCGGCTTTGTGTTATGGAGGTGGAAAGAATGATAAGAGTAGATAATATTAGGGTGTACAATATAGCAAGGGCTATTTATTCGGCAAGAAACCCATTAAATTCTTGGGCTTTATCCGATAGCGGATTAGAAACAGATATACTCGGAGATAATGACCTTAAATTGGCGAAAAACTTATATAAAGCGGGAGGAACTTCCCATAGAAAATATTTAAGACAAATTTTTGTTACAATGGACATTACGGCTCCGTTGTTTTGGTGGAAACAATTTGACCAATACAAAATAGGCATAACGACAAATTCTTGTTCAACAATGCATAAAATCGCTTCCGAGCCTATAACAATAGAAAACTTTTCTTTTAGTAATCCTAATGGAGCATTTGAAAAAACAATAGTAAAAGCCTGCGAAGATTTAAGACAGTGGTATGTTGAAACAAAAGATATTAACACTTGGAGAATGCTTATAGAAGCGTTACCTTGTGCTTATAATCAAATGAGAACAGCCACTATGTCATACGAAAATATAATGAATATGATAGACCAAAGAGAACATCATAAATTAAGTGAATGGCAAGACCTTTGTAAAATATTTAGAGAATTGCCGTATATTAACGAGATAAGAGGTGATAATAATGTCAGTGTCGCTAATAACGATTAAAGAAGCAAATCAATTATACCGCATAGGCAGAGATAAGCTTTATGAATTGACAAATATTCCAAAAAATAAATTTACGCTTTTTGTTGGTGAAAAGCGACTAATAAAAAAGGAAATTTTTGAAGAATATTTAGAGAAATCGTATAAAATTTAATATATATCTTGTTTTTTAGGGACTGTATGTGTAAAATAAAATTGTATCATACAGTCCTACTTTTAGGAGTGATTGTAATGACAAGGAGAAACAAAAAACTACAGACAGGTGAGTATTTAAGAAGCAATGGCACTTATGAATACCGCTACACTGATATTGACGGGAAAAGAAAGTCGATTTATGCCAAAACGCTTTCCGAATTAAGGTTAAAGGAAAACAATATCGACTTTTCAAGAGACGAAATTACTGTAAACGAATTGTACGAACAGCTTTGTATTGAAAAAACCTCTGTATGGAAAGAGTCATCAAAAGAACAATATAGGATATGTTTCAATATTGTTAAAGATATTATTGGAAATAAGAACATAGCCGACCTCAACAGAAAATATTTTATTCGGCTATATAAAGATTTACACGACAAAAAAGGTTTTTCTAAAAGCAGATTAAAATACCTTAATATTGTATTGGGAATGATATTTAAAATAGCAATAAGAGACGAATACATACTGAAAAATCCTCTAACAGATATTTTAAACACAATTCCGAATGATGAAAAAATAGTCAATAAAGAAATACGATTGACACCTCAACAGGTATCCTCTTTTTTTACATTCATACAGGGAACAGAAGATTTTCCGATTTTCTTCGTAATGGTATCAACAGGAATGAGAGCGGGAGAAGTCGCTGCTTTGTTATGGAGCGATATAGATTTTTCAACTAACACAATTCATATTAGGCACAATATAGAATGGGTTAAAGGTGAAAGAATAATATCTACACCAAAAACAAAAGCAAGTATCAGAGATATTCCCATTAGTTATAACTTAAGAACCGTTCTGCTGAACTATCAGAAAAATCACAGGCAAGATATTTCTTTTCAAGGTTACAGCGGCTTTGTTTTTTACAATAATAAAGGTGAGCCATTCCCGCCTATCACTTTTGACTACAAATTAAAAAGGGCAAAAAACCTTTACGACAAAAGCGAGTATGCAAAGGAACAACCTATAAAACATATATATCCGCATTGTCTTAGACATACATTTGCAAGCTTGCTTTTAGATAGCGGAGTTCAGCCAAAAACTATCCAAACAGTTTTAGGGCATACTGATATTACGACAACGCTAAATATTTATACCACCAAAACAAGTGATAGCATTAGAAATGAGCTTGAACAGCTTACGACAAACTTACCACAAAACACAATACAAATCAGTACACTACAGTAAAACATAGTAAAGCTAAAACCTCTTAAATAGCCGATATTACGGTAATAACAGAAAATAAAAAAGTAAGCTAAGAAAACTGTAGATTTTTAGTACACTATGTTGTAACCAGCGTTTACAGACAACTTACCACAAATTTACCACATTTTAGACTGTATGATACAAAAAAAGAGGGCGGAAAAATCCACCCTTTTTTAGTTAGTCGTAAAGCCCCGCTCTGTCGTTGCTTACATATATTCTTAACAAATCATAAGTTAAATCTAATGACTTTCCGTTGCCTTGTATAATTCCTTTATCACACAATTTCTTAATAGTTTTTCTCGCCCATTCAGGACAATCATCTATCGTGTTATAAATCTTCGGCTTTAACTCGGCTATAACTTTCTCAAATTTCTTGTCAACTATTTCAAGCTGTTTTAAGTTATAGGTATAAATCATATCATTACAGATTTTCTTTACTTCATCGGTTGTCATATCGTCATTTTCACCTCTATAATCCAAATTCACATCAACATTGCCTTTAATTCCGCTTATTCTTCCCGCACTTGAATACTGCCAAATAGCTTCACCTACATTGGGTTTATACATATCATTTGCATAGCCGTTGTCAAGTCCGTAAGATGCAATCCACAAAGGATAGTCTTTTTTATTTGTTCCGAAATATGTCTTGTAGTAGCTTGCCCCTGTGTAAAGCCCTGCGGAATAACCGTTCTTTTCCAGTTCTTCTTTAAAGGCTTGCATATTATATTTAGCGGAGTTTCCGTACTTTGTTTCCTCTAAATCATACCATATAGGCATTGTAAGCTTATCTCTAACTTTAGAGCATAGTCGCATACAGTGTTGAGCTTCGTCTTTCGCCATAGCTGTCGAATAAGCATACGAATACAGATAAGCACCGACCTTTAGTCCGACAGAATAAGCACCATTGACATTATTGATAAAGGTATAATCATCTTGACTTTCTGTGTTTCCACCATAGCCGAGTTGACAAATAACACCTTTAACACCGCTGTTTTTTACTTTCACCCAATTAATACTGCCATTAAATTTAGAAACATCAATTACTAAGTCCAATGCTTCACCCCCTCTCTAAGTCACCTATTCTATGATTAGCCACAGCTAACTTTTCATCAATTACAGATATGTCTTGCTCTACCTTGTACATTCGGTCAATCAAACTGTTGTGTGCCTGTACCCTTTTTTCAAGCTGTTCTAACCGATACACGACAAGCTTGTTGTTGAGTACCAAGCCCACAAAAGCCCCGATGCCCGAACCCACCAAGCCGACAAGAGCGGATATGATAGCGGCGGTCATACCGTATCACCGCCCTCTTTTTCAAGCGTATCGGGTTCTGTTACGTCTATCGGCTTGTATATAACCTCTTCCACA